GGAGCAAGGTGTGGCGGAGGCCGCAAAGCATGGGCTGTATTACAATGTGAACAAACGTAAGAAGGCTGGTACCAGTAGACCAGCATCAAGTCCCAAAGCACCCACAGCACAGGCGTGGAAGGATGCAGCCAAGACTGCTAAGAAAGAAAGTATAGCAGAGAGTGAAGGACGTTGTATGCAGTGCGGTATGAAAGACTGCAAGTGTCCAGGTACCAGTTGCAAATGCAAACCTATTGCAGGCTGGGTACCGGGCAAAGGTTTTAAGAAAGCCATGGACGAAGCTGCCAATGCCGCACAACGAGCTGCCATTGCAATTGCCAAAAAGAAAAAGCAAGGTGTAAAAGAAGAGTGGAGCAAAAAGTATAAGAGCAGTATCAACTGTAGTCATCCTAAAGGCTTTAGTCAAAAGGCTCACTGTGCTGGTAAGAAAAAGCACACGGAAAGCATGATGACCATGGAGGCAACTTGCCCAGATTGCGGTATGTGTCAAACACACGGTGATCTTAATGAGATTAAGAAGGGTGCCAAAGACAGCAATGGCTTTACCAAGTGCTGGCCCGGACATCATGCAGCTGGTACAAAGAAGGGCAAGAATGGCGGACAAGTACGCAACTGTGTGCCTAATGAAAGTATTGCAGAAGATCCATATTTTACTATGTTAGAGCGTTCAGTAAGCCAAGCCCAACACAATCTAATGGTAGGTGTGGCGCACAATCCACAATTTGCTCAAAAAGTAAAAGTTAAACAATCGGTAGGTCAAGAGTTTGCTCAAGCAGATCAAGGACACGATATTAAAGCATTACCAATTCGCGTTCCTAAAAAGAAATAATATGAGAATATACGAAGTTATAAATGAATCTGCTGCCTGGCATCGTGCGGCAGGCAAAAATAAATCTGGTGGTTTAAATGCCAAAGGCGTTGCTAGCTATCGTAGAGAGCATCCAGGTAGCCATTTACAAACAGCAGTTACCACTAAGCCCAGCAAATTAAAAGCAGGTAGCAAAGCTGCTAAACGTCGTAAATCATTCTGTGCTAGAATGGGTGGCATGAAAGGGGCTATGAAGAAACCCAACGGAAAACCCACACGCAAAGCACTGGCATTACGTAAATGGAATTGCGAAAGTGTCGAAAACATGATTGACATGATTTTAGAAAACATGAATCATGACAAAGACAATCAGGCTGTTCCAGAATTAAAAGCAGCATTGTTGGCAAAAAAAAATCAACTACAAAAAGCCACCGATGACGAAGTGTATGACATTATTGATTCTATTATGACACGTATTGCAAAAAGCCATGGTATTAGTGGTCAAAGACTACACGATATGTGGGTGGCGGAATACGATCAAGTACCCGATACTTGGATAATGAAATAATGCGAGCAAAAGAATTTTTAACTGAGTTATTTCAAAGCCACAGCGGCTATGAAATAACTTCAGTGCCATATGGTGATACAGTACAGAACGGGCAGCTTAAATACATCTTTGTTACCAATCCTGATGATAAAAATGAATATGGACGTGATGGTGAAGTAGTAATCAAACAATCCAAAGATGCCAATGTAGATTTAATCTTTGTAGAGTTTAATATTGAAGGCAGCACCGATACCTCGGGATTAGGTGATCAATTCAAAATTTTAGGTGCAGTGGTAAAAGCAGTTAATAGATATTGTAGAATATACAAGCCCAAATATATTGTATTTGAAACAGAGGATCCTAAAAAGTTAGGTATGTATAAAGCAATGGTGCGTAGACAAGTATTTCCAGGATATCAAACTATTGTACAGAGTTTAGATGATTACAATAAACTTATAGCAACTGACAAGGAACTTATTAATCAAATTGGACCTAGACTTGCTGGGTTTGCTGATGAGATGGTAATGTTACAAAGAACAGAGGGCGCTGAAACTGTAAAACCGCCAGAAGTAAAAGGCCAGTATGTAATTTATGGCCTGGACAAATACAGAGGTAAAGTATTTCATAGATTAGATGCACCGTCACAAGATAAAGCACTACAGTTTGCCCGTGAATGGATAGAACAAAACTCAGAAAGATTGGGAGAACGTTGGGGGCTTGACAGAGGTAGACACTGGGACCTAGCAAAAGACCCGCACGGTGAGTTTGCTCCTGCCCCGGCAGGTCAATATTCAGTAGTTGCCTAAAGCAATAAAATCATGAGTACATTTTAAATGCGTATCAAAGAACTTATTGAGGCAGTAGCAAGTGATGCAGATCTAAAAGCACGATACGGTGATTTTGATCCTGAAGATAAACCTATGCTTCCAACAACACATGTTGGTGGCGCACCTGCTCCCACTCTATGGACAGCATATGATGTAATTCGAAATATCCTAGGAAGAGATCGAGTAACAGACGACGATGACGAATTAGGACCCGGAATGTATTATGTTTATCAGAGTAGCGAGCCTCCTAAGTTTAGAGATACAGATGACGGTGTGGGAAGTATTAACTTACCAAACTTAGAAAGTACTGCTGCTAGAGATGTAGCACAGGCGGCACACGAGGCATATCATGCCTATGTTCATAGTAAGAGTCGAGGCGGTGTTGTTCATGCTAACGAAAAAATTATAAACAATCTAGCAGAAAAATGGTTACGAAAACATTTATCAGGTCCCGCATTACACGTTGGATTAGAACAGATTGTGGGCAGTAGGATAAGTTACGGCCCAAATCATATTCCTACACAAAAAGAAAACTTTGCCGAAGAATTTACCAACTACCAAGGACTTAGACCTCCCAAGAATGTTCCTGGTACAAATCTATTTCCCGGACAAGACATAGTGGGTAAAAGAGTTTATCATTGTACTAATAAGCTAGAAGCAATTAAGAAAAGTGGAGGACTAAAACCTCGTCGTGATGCCACAGGCGAACGAGAATACGGTCGTTTGAGCACAGATGAACATCCATTTATTCCTGTAATAGGCATTTGGTTTAGCGTGGGCAAACCCGACTGGGTTGGTAAACATTGTATAAGTTTTGTTATAGAACCTACAGATCAAGTATATGTAGCCTATACTAACACTAAAGGCCTGAAACCAAATGTTGTATTAAATCCAATAGCACTAGACAGGTTGACTGTAGAAGGTCAACAGGATGTAGATGAGAATTTTGCCGATGGTCGGAATCCCCAAGACAAAGGCGACAGCAAGCGACACGGCATACCAAAACATGCTAGTTTGTCCGGTTTAGATAAGATTGGACGCGGCTCTGGAAGAAAAGCTCAACTCGCTAGATGGCAGGCGAATATGCGAAGAGGACGAGCTAAATAATGTATGGCACAAATATACATTATTACAAATAAAATAAACAATAAACAATATATCGGCGCGACAGATAACACATTAGATATCAGATTCAAAAGTCACTGTTATGATAAAAATGTTGTAAGTCAAGCAATAAGAAAATACGGTAAGGAACATTTTACTATTGAGTCGTTATTAGAATGTAGTTCAATGGACGAAGCTTACGATTTAGAACCTAAGTTTATTGTAGAGCACGGTACAAAATACCCAAATGGATATAACGTATCTGATGGCGGAAAAGGATCGCAGGTTGGAAAAAGAAAACCTACACCTGAAAATGTTAAACGAAAAATCAGAGAATCAATTAAGAAAAATCATTACTGGAATAACTTAACAGAAGAAAAAAAAGAAAAATGTAGGGAAAGCTGGAGAGAAAATAACAAATCTCGAACAGGACAGAAACGCGGCCCATACAATCAGGGGTTATTTAAAAAAACCGTGTGGATAAACAATGGTAATGAAAGAAAACGAATACCAGAAACTGAGTTAACTAATTGGCTTTCAAACGGGTGGCAAAAAGGTCACATGAAAGGATTAACAGTATAAAAGCTGGTAAGAAGAAATAATGTATAATTTTATAAAATATGTAGTAGAGGGTAAAGAGATCAAAACACTTGAACAAGTGAAGTTATCCTATGCCCGTGATGCCTTGGAACCTGTACTAAGTGAAGATGCTATAGATTATCATTATGGCAAACTATATAAAACCTATGTTAATCGCTACAACAGCGGTGAAGGTGATATGGACTTCAACGAAGCCGGTGCATACTTACATAGCGTATATTTTCCACAACTACAGGTTCCAGATGAAGAAAATACACCAATAGGTGCATCCAAAGAGTTTATTGATCGACATTTTAAATCATTTGATAACTTCAAAGAAGAATTTACCAAATTGTTTATGTCCATTCAAGGAAGTGGCTGGTGCTATCTATCAAGCAATGGTGATATAAAAATAATTCCCAATCATTCTATAAAGAAAGATATTATCGTTTTAATCGATGCTTGGGAACATGCTTGGTCATTAGATTATCAAGCAGACAAAAAAGGCTATCTCAATAACCATTGGAAAATTATCAATTGGAACATTATAGACGCTCGTTTATAAAATAAACATTGACAGAACTCCTTATTGAGTATATACTTACTTACAAGGAGATTTTTTATGGGTAAAGCATTTGGAGCGCCTGAACAGGCCAAAATTAAACAAATTGTTGCAGAGGGCATGACCGTTATGCAGGAAATTCAAGACCTGACTGAAGGATTGAATGATACCATTAAAGCGGTGGCCGAAGAACTAGAAGTCAAACCCAGTGTAATTAAAAAAGCCATACGTATTGCACAAAAAGACCAATGGGACAGTGTGTGGAAAGAGTTTGATGATTTAGAAACTATTGTAGATATTAGTGGCCATTCACATCGTCGTACTGATGAGTGAAATTTTAACCAACATTGCTAAATGGATTAAAGATGACTATAGAGCATACCCTCTACGTTTTATCGTGGAAACTACGGCTTGGGCGCTTAGTATCGGATGTTCGATTACTATGGCGCTCACTGTACCCACACCGCCTCTTATCTACATTTATCCTATTTTTATTTGCCAGTGTTGTATGTATGCTTGGGCTAGTTATAGCCGTAAATCTTTTGGCATGTTGGCGAACGCAGCTTTGCTAGTCACTATTGACAGCGTAGGGCTGATTAGGATGATAAATAATTTATGAATAAGGTTAGATCAGCCAAAAATGATCATGTTGGTATGTGTAAGCCGCAAATTACATAAGGAGGAAAAATATGAGTTATGTAGATGCACGATGGGATCGTGAAAAGGACGTTGTTCAAGTTGTCGAGCGCGATCCTAAAAAGGGTAGGATTTATCAAGACTACTCGGCAAAGTATATGTTCTATTACCCGGACCAACGGGGGAAATTTAGATCCATTTACGGTGACAGTCTTAACAAAGTCACAGCACGTAGTTGGAAAGAATTTATTAAAGAACAAAAAATACATTCTGGTCACAAGTTATTTGAAAGTGACATTAATCCAATATTTCGATGTTTAGAAGAAAACTACCTAGGACGTGATACTCCCAGCCTAAATGTAGCATTTTTTGACATTGAGGTAGACTTTGATCCAGAACGCGGATATAGTACGCCTGAAGATGCGTTCATGCCAATTACTGCTATTGCTGTACATTTGCAATGGTTAGATACATTAGTATGTCTTGCTGTGCCTCCAAAAACATTGACTATGGAGCAGGCACAGGAACAAATAAAAGAATTCCCTAACACTATTTTGTTTGAAACAGAATACGAAATGCTTGATACATTTCTAAATCTTATCGAAGATGCAGATGTGTTAAGTGGTTGGAATTCAGAAGGTTATGATATTCCCTATACTGTAAATCGTGTTACACGAGTATTGAGTAAAGAAGATACCCGTAGATTTTGTTTATGGAATCAGTTTCCTAAAAAACGTGAATATGAAAAATATGGCAAAGACGCAGTTACATATGATTTGATTGGTCGTGTACACTTGGATAGTTTGGAACTGTACAGGAAGTACACATATGAAGAACGCCATAGTTACAGGCTTGACGCAATTGCTGAACATGAATTAGGTGAACATAAAACACAATACGAAGGCACACTGGATCAGTTATATAACAATGATTTTAAAAAGTTTATTGAATATAATAGACAAGACTGTGCGCTATTAGATAAGTTGGATAAAAAACTAAAATTTATTAGTCTTGCTTCAACTGTTGCACACGAAAATACTGTGCTAATTCAAACTACCATGGGCGCGGTTGCTGTTACAGAACAGGCAATTGTAAACGAAGCACACCATCGAGGATTGATTGTTCCTAGTCGCCCCAAGCGCGATGAGGATGCTAACAATCAAGCGGCTGGTGCGTATGTAGCATATCCTAAAAAAGGATTACATGATTATATTGGTAGTATGGACATTAACAGTCTATACCCAAGTGTGATTCGTGCATTAAATATGGGTCCAGAAACTATTGTTGGGCAGTTACGTCAAGATTATACCAAAGCAGAAATTGATGCTAAGATTGCCAAAGGTGCAGGATTTGCTGAAGCATGGGAAGGTAAATTTGGCAGCAATGAATATGAATTTGTTGCCAATCAAGACCGTGCCAACGATATAATTATTGATTGGGAAAACGGCGAAACTGATATTATGAGTGGGGCACAAATTTATGACCTAATTTTTAATACTGGCAAGCCTTGGTTACTCAGTGCAAACGGAACTATATTCACATATGAGCGTGAAGGTATTATTCCTGGATTACTTAAACGTTGGTATAGCGAACGTAAAGAAATGCAGGCCAAACTTAAAGAAGCAATTAAAGCGGAGAATAAAATTGAAGAAGAATATTGGGACAAAAGACAGCTGGTTAAAAAGATTAACCTTAATAGCTTATACGGTGCTATACTTAACGCTGGTTGTAGGTTTTTCGATAATCGTATTGGTCAGTCAACCACGCTTACCGGACGCGGCATTGCACGCCACATGGCCGCTAAAATAAACGAAGTTATAACTGGAGAATATGACCATGTTGGAAAAGCTATCATATACGGTGATACTGATAGTGCTTATTTTAGTGCTTATGCTTCTTTGAAGAATGAAATTAATAAAAAACAAATCCCTTGGGACAAAAGCACAGTAATCCAATTGTATGATTCGGTTGCTGAAGAAGTAAATTCAACATTCCCGCAGTATATGTTAGATGCATATCACTGCCCAAAGTCACGTGGAGAGGTTATCAAAGCTGGACGTGAAATTGTTGCTATCAAAGGACTGTTCATTACCAAGAAACGTTATGCTGTATTGTATTATGACAAGGAAGGCAAACGCACTGACATAGATGGTAAGACTGGAAAAATCAAAGCAATGGGACTAGATTTAAAACGCAGTGATACTCCAGAATTTATGCAGAAGTTTTTAGAAGAAGTTTTGACTGAAGTACTAAATGGTGCTGAAGAAACAGACGTTCTAGAAATGATTACTACATTTAGAACTGAATTTAAATCTCGGCCGGGTTGGGAAAAAGGCAGTCCCAAACGTGCCAATAATATTGCCGAATATCAAGAAAAAGAAAACAAGGCTGGTAAGGCAAATATGCCAGGACATGTACGTGCCGCAATTAATTGGAATACATTGCGACGCATGAACGGTGACAAATATTCTATGCAAATTGTAGATGGAATGAAAGTTATTGTTTGCAAGGTAAAATCTAATCCACTTGGATATACTAGCATTGCATATCCTGTGGACGAACTTAGACTGCCAAAATGGTTTCAAGATCTTCCATTTGATCATGCCGAAATGGAAGCAGTCATTATTAATAATAAGATTAAAAATCTTATTGGTGTGTTGGACTATGATCTAAATAGTACAACACAATCCAGCACATTCAATAATTTATTCAGCTTTGATTAAAAAACTTATTGACTCTTTACTCTAAATCAAATAAACTTATACAAAGGAAATTTATCATGCAAGACCTATTAAGAGATATCGTATCACACACAAACAAACTGGGCTTTTTAAACATTGTCAAAATTACTGGCACTGATGAAAAAACACTGATTGATAGTATGGCTGAAGACCGTACTGTTATTATGTATGCAGAAACTGCAAATCCATATCCACAAATTATTGGAACATTTGGTATGCCGCAATTGGAAAAATTGCGCTATCTATTAGATGGAGCAGAATATAAAGAAGATGCTAAGATTGAAGTTGTTACCGCAGATAGGAACGGAGAAACATTACCAGTTGGCCTTCACTTTGAAAACAAAGATGGCGATTTTAAAAACGACTATCGTTTTATGAATCAAGACATCATTAATGAAAAACTTAAAACTGTTAAATTCCGTGGTGTTAACTGGCACGTTGAAGTTGCTCCTACATTGAGCTCTGTACAACGGTTTCAATTCCAAGCTGGTGCTAATACAGAGCACACTACTTTTGTTGCAAAAACTGATGGCGACAAGCTAGTGTTTACCTTTGGCGATCAAAGTACACATGGCGGCGAGTTTACGTTTGCTACTGGCGTAAGTGGTAAAATTAACAAAGCATGGACTTGGCCAGTATTACCAGTATTGAGCATTCTGAAGATTGCAGATGCTAACAATGCTAAGATGAGTTTTAGCAATGACGGTGCTATGCAAATCGAACTTGATAGCGGCATTGCTACTTACAAATATATTATTCCGGCAAACGCATGATAAAAGGTCTAGCCGGCGGCGTCGGTGTTAGGGTATCAGGTGGCGACACCGCATTACCTTATGTTAGCATGAATACAGAAATTCCCATGCAAGGTGTGATTCGTACATGGGGTACGGATATGCAGGTGTTTGACGGGTCTAGTTGGAAGACAATACCATCCAGTTATGCAACTGTTACATTAGACGGATATACTTTAGAATTATTAGAGTGGGCAAGAAAGAAAAAGATGGAAGAAGAAGTTCTTTTATCATTGCCCAACGATAATCCTGCTGTTAAAATTGCTAGAGAAAATATAAATCGTGCTAAAAAAGAACTTGCCCGCGCAGAAGAACAATTAAAAATAACAGAGCTATTAAGTAAAGAATATGACGAAACCACCAGTTAATTTAACTCCATTACAACGGGACTATGCAATATACCTTCCAGCTATTAGTAGTTTTTATGGAACATATATTGCTAAACAACGACTAGAAAAGTTTATTCCCGACGATCGTATGCCTAAGGGATTTGATCGAGGTATAGAAGGTATGAACTTTCTTAATGAAGAACAAGGTTACTTTACTTACAAATATGGTCTTTATTCTGCAGGACATGCTACGCTTGATCTAACTAAAACTATGACCAAGGAAAGTATGATCCAACAACGGGATCGTAACAAGACTATGATTTTAGGCGACTCAGGCGGATTCCAAATTGGTAAGGGTGTATTAAAGTTTGATTGGTTAAACTTTGAAGGACCCTCTGCTACCAAAGTACGCCAAAGTATTTTAGAATGGTTGGAAGTAACCGCCGACTGGAGCATGATGCTTGACGTTCCTACGTGGGCATGTGATCATAATCATACTGCAAAAACTGGACTTAAAACATTTGAAGATTGTTTAGATAAAACTCGTTATAATAATGAATATTTTTTAACTAATCGTCTAGGACAAACCAAGTTTTTAAATGTGCTACAAGGTGGCGATTGGGAACGTGCTGAACAATGGTATCAAGGCGTTAAAGAATTTAGCGACACATCAGTATGGGGAGACAAAGCCGCAGAAGGTTGGGCAATGGGTGGCGCTAACATGAGCATGATGGATGTCACACTCAAACGTCTAATGACCTTACGCGAAGATGGTTTACTGAAAGGTAAAAACTGGATGCACTTTTTGGGAACTGCACAGTTAGATTGGGCTTGCTTTTTAACTTCAATTCAACGACAAATTAGGAAACATATTAATGAAGACTTTACCATATCTTTTGATTGCGCCTCACCGTTTATCGCAACAGCGCACGGACTTGTCTACACAAATCCACAACACTCCCCAAAACGGTGGAGCACTATTATGGAAAAAGCCCCAGACACCAAGACTCTTGCAGGCAGCGACATTCCATTCCCGTGGACAAGTGAAATCGCAAGCCGCTTGACAATGGGAGATGTTTGCTGGTACAAACCAGGAATGCTAAACAAGATTGGTAAAGAAGGTAAAACTTCTTGGGATAGTTTTGCGTATGCATTGATGATGGCACATAATGTTAACAGTCATATTACTAGTGTACAAACTGCTAATCATTTAATGGATGTTGAATGTGCTAAACATAAGCCAGACTGGCGTATGTGGAGTAAGAAAAGAGACAAAGATAAGAGTGACGAATATAGCGAATGGGTTCCACGCAATATTTTATACTTTGATCGTTTTGTTGAGGAATTGTTTAATACCAAGACCAAAGACGAAGCATTTGCTATGATTGACGAAGGCATCACATTTGTACGTGACTTAGAAGGTACACGTAGTCAAGATGGAATGGCACGTAACAATTATTTTAATTTGTTTGAATTTGAAGTTACTAATCAAAATGAAATTGATTTGTCAAATCCAGACGACGACAATCTACGTGCATTAGAGGAAGGCATTGATGAATAAGTTTACAGATTTTCCGGGACAACCTAGGGTAATGCCTAACACGGAAGGTGAGGCGTATTTTAATGCAATGCTTAAACAAATTGCCGACTTTAAACCTATTGAAATTATTGCAGTAGCACGTAGCGGTTTTAGTTATGCTATGTGGGTTGCGCAAATTCTTAAATTACCACTTGGTGCTTACTGGGCAGAGCGAGGTGAGTTAATTACCAGTAGCGATGCTGAACGTATTGTATTTGTTGACGACAATATTTTGTCAGGCACAACATATAAGCAAACTAAGTTTTTTATGGATAAATTATATCCAACAACTGAATGGCGGTGGGCCGTTTTGTTTAGCGACTGGCACACTCCTGAAGATGTGCGCAATGAAATTATACAGGGAACTCGACTTCCATATTTTGCCGAAGAGCCAATGTGGGGTAGTAAAAAAATTAGTCAAGATTATGGAGTAAGATACCGTGACGAATAAAGTAGTATTAATTGGATTTGATATGGATGGCGTATTATTGCCAGATCATCACTATATTGAAGAAATGTTAGATGATGATTTTTTTACATTGTTACTCAAAGAAAAACCCATGTTTAATCCAACATATGAGTTTGATGTAGTAACCGCAAGGCCTGCTAAATTTAGAGACCTTACAGAAAAATGGTTATTGCAAATGAAAAAACAACCTAACAAGTTGTTTATGAAAGAAACTTCACTTGATGAAGAATCAAATGCTGAATATAAATTTAGAATTGCCAATCAACAAAAATACACAATATATGTTGAAAGTGATATACAAATTTGCCATGGCATGCTAAAATTAGTGAAGAAAATTAACTCCCCATTAAGAATTATACATTTTGATTCTTGGGTACAGGGTAGCTTTTTTGATCACGCAGCTTACGGGTTAGATGACGATTGGAAATAAAATGGCAAAAAGTATCATTATAGGAATGGGTATTGGGCAGTTATACAAAACTGTTTTAGAAAATCTTGGACATGATATTGTCACAGTAGATACCGATCCTTCAAAAGGTGCAAAATATAATAGTATTGACGGTGCTATTCTTTTAGAAGGTCCTTTTGATACTGCACATATTTGTACACCTAATTTTACACATTTTGATATTGCCACTAAAATTGCACCACACGCTAAGATTGTTTTTATTGAAAAGCCAGGTGTTGTTAATAGTAGTACATGGACTCAATTAATTGAAACTTTTAACCAAACTAGATTTATGATGGTTAAAAATAATATGTGGCGTTCAAATATAAATGAACTGCAATATATTGCATCGCTGGCCAGTAAAGTTAATTTTAATTGGATCAATGAAGATCGAGTACCAAATCCAGGAACATGGTTTACTACAAAAGACTTGGCATTTGGGGGTGTTAGTAGGGATTTAATGCCACACTTATTAAGTTTGTTTATAGCGTGTAATCCTGATTGGAAATCATTTAAAATAGGCAGCACTATTGAAAGAGTAAAAAAATGGGATTTAGAATCCCTTACTAGAACAGATTACGGAACGGTTAAAGAAGATGGAATTTACGATGTTGACGATTTTTGCAGATTAACATACGGCAAAAAATGGAGGCTGACTGCTGATTGGAAATCACTTATTACTGATCGTAGAAATATAGAATTTACTATGAAGAAAGACAATAGCACTATAGTATTTCAATTAGGTTTATGTCCAGAAGATGCATATCAAACAATGATCAAAGATGCATTTGAAAATGTAGACAATGATACATATTGGGAAATACAAAACGAACAAGATATATGGATACATCAACAGATAGAAAATATATGAAAGTAAAATTATTACATACTGTTAGTGACGGCAAATTTCAAGAAACTGACTGGGAAAAACCTAAACCTACAGATGACGAAATTGAAGTTAAAGCTGTTATGACTGGTGTATGTCGAAGTGATATTGACATGATGGTTGCAAAATTTGGACCATTGCCGATTCATATGAGCGGGCATGAAGGTCTCGGACAAGTAACTAAAATTGGAAAAAATATATTCAATATAAAAGTTGGAGATTTTGTTGCAACTCGCGGCGAACCTGCATATGCCGATTATTACAATGTACGTAGTCAAGAATATGTACAAGTTCCAGAAGCTCATCCACGCTATATTATTGAACCAGTTGCTTGCGGTATCAATGTTGTAGATCAAGCATGGCATGAAATTAAACAACGTTCGCAGGGTAAAGTATTAATTTTAGGCAGTGGGTTTCTTGCATGGGTTGCTTTTCACAGATTGACTACCTACAGTGCCGGTACTAAGATAGCACAAATTGATGTGCTAGGATCTAGTAATTTAGATCTATGGGGTGATAAACTATTGATTGGCACTAATGAAAGTTATGATATAGTCATTGACTTGAGTGGCAAATATACTTTAGGTATAGATATTAACCTAAATAATAATGCCCTTATTATTGACGGCGTTGGAAAAGCAATTAGTCATGAAGAATCACAACAACAACTTTGGAAAGCCTGTACTACAGTTCGTCCAAGTCCACGCACTGATGGGTTTTATCAATGCATGAAAAATGCTGCTTGGATGATTAAAGCAGGACATTTAGATGTTGACAACTTCTGGACACGAGCGTATAATCGTAGTACAGAGTGGCAACAAGCGTTTGCGGATGGTTTGGACCGTCCAAGCGATTACAGCAGAGGTTATATCAAATGGGATTAAACACTGAAGAACGACAAGCTGTCGTTTATTTTACAGGTTACGAAGTTGAGCATACTATTTGTCATGGTATGAAAACATTGTTTGTTGTCGGTACTCCTCCATTGGAAGAGATACTACAACAGGCAAATCGAGACATTGAAATTAAACAAATTTATTTTGGCACTAGTCAAAGTTTTAATCCTAAAGAAAATAGTCACGAAGAATATAAAGCGTGGGATGAAGTTATCCTTGGCTGCTTAAAAGCAGACTATTGGGTTACACTAGACTTTGGTGTTGAACACATTGAAGGTGTACTAGAAGGTGGCTGGAATGATTATGATAGATTTGTTCCAATGATCAGCTGTAAACTCCCATACATCAAATTGCTTAATTATAATGCTACACTCAAGTTAGATGATTTAACTTGGGGTAAAACTAACCCCGGTGTTTGGACACATCAACTTCATGATCTCATGTCCAAAGACAAATATACTTATTGGGATCAATACACGCAGGATAAAACAATATGATGAAAACTTTTATTAAAGTACGAACAGAATTTGAAGGCTTTCACTTCTATCCAGGTGCAAGTAACATTAATCCTAAAATTGCATTTTTAGAAAAAGAACATCGCCATATGTTCAAGGTTGAAGTAAAAATCTCTGTCACACATTTGGATCGTGAACTTGAGTTCTTCCTTGTCAAATGGGCATTACAAGATTTCATCAAGTCAGGCAATCAGAATCATAAGTCCTGCGAAATGATGGCAACAGATATTTTGCAAAATCATCTTATTCCCAACTACGGAGAACGATATTACGAAATCGTTGTTTCTGAGGATGGCGAGTCTGATGGTATTGTAGAGTATACTCCAACTTTTTCAACAACTTCCAATTAAGGAAAAATAAAATGGCACAGCCACAATATATTCAAAAAACTCTTAAAATGAAACCTGAAGTTACTCGTATCTTTGATGATCTTGACCGTTGGTTGGATCATTGCAGATTGAATCTTCTACCTTTTAATCCATCTGACATGTATAAGAGTCAAGATTATTGGCGTTTTCAACAAGAAAAAGAATACCTTGAGCGCAAGGCTCGACGTGAATACAAAGCAGCACGTCAGGAGCAATAAATGACAGTTTACATCGTCGACATCGAGGCGGTGGAATCTAGGTACACGGGACAATGGCAGTCCCATGTACCTAATCTCTTACGAAAGGCTGGACACAATGTTCAAATTATTGCTGGACCTACTGATATCCCTGCTGCTACTACCCCTGGTGCTTTTCTTAACTTTGGCGGAACCAATATATACAAGGCTAGTCAGGTTGAGCAGATGGGCCGGCTATTTTGCAACGGAGCTGTTCGCCCAGGTGATCATTTTGTATTTACCGATGCTTGGCACCCCGGTGTCATCAATCTCAAGTACATGGCCAGGCTCCTCGGCATTCCTGTAATTATACATGGATTATGGCATGCTGGTAGTTATGACCCTCAAGACTTTTTAGGACGTCTCATTGGTGATGCTCCTTGGGTTAGACATGCCGAGCAAAGTTTCTTTCACGCTATCGATCACAACTACTTTGCTACAGACTTTCATATTGATCTGTTTGCTGAAACGTTTAGCGAAACATTAGATGAAGAATGGAAGATGTCCATAATCGAACAAGGTAAAATTGTACGCACTGGTTGGCCGATGGAGTATATGGATGATATATTAACTCCATACAAAGGTATAAAGAAACGTAATCTTATATTATTCCCACATCGTATTGCACCTGAAAAACAAGTTGAGATATTCCGTGACTTGTCTAATCATTTGCCACAATATGAATTTGTCGTTTGTCAAGATACGCAATTGACAAAACACGAATATCATACATTATTAGGCGAAGCTAAAATGGTGTTTAGTGCTAACTTACAAGAAACATTAGGCATTAGTTGTTATGAAGGTGCGTTAGTTAATGCTATTCCTATGGTACCGAATAGACTAAGCTATAGTGAAATGTATCTTGATATGTTCAAATATGAAAATAAATGGACAGATAGTTGGGAGACGTATAACATTTATCGTCCTGATTTATGTCGTGCTATTATAACACATATGGATTATTATCATACTAAAACACATTACATTGCACAACAAGCACAATTATTAACAGATAGTTTTTTTAGTGCTAAAAATCTTTTAGAAAATATTAAATGAATGATTTTTTAAATGATCAAAATTGGGAAGAACTAAGAGAAAAGTTTTTAGTAGCCACACCATTCAATCATGTCATTATTGATAATTTTTGGACTAACGATTTTGCCAATAAATTATTAGCAGAGTTTCCAGATTACGAAAGTTCAGTCTGGACTACTCATTATAATAACCCCGTAGAAGATAAAAAAACTTCTAATCATTGGGATAGATTTCCTGAGAATACGTATCAAGCATTTACATATTTGAATAGTCAAGAATTTGTAAAGTTAATGGAATACATAACGGATCATTTAGGAATTAAAACTGATATTGGATTACATGGAGGTGGGTGGCATTGCCATCATAAAGGTGGAAAACTTAACATACATCTTGACTACAGCATACATCCTAAATTAAAATTAGAAAGACATTTTAATTTAATTATATATATGACTCCAAATTGGAATCCTAAATGGCGTGGAGGATTAGAATTGTGGAGTCATAACGAAGAATCTAATCAACCATTAGCGTGTGAAGTGACTGTTGAAAATAAATTTAATCGAGCAATAATATTTGACACTACTAATCATTCTTGGCACGGTTTGCCAGATGATTTAACATGTCCTGTAAATATTTACAGACAAAGTATGGCAATATATTACTTAACTGTCCTTAGCGAAAATGCAGATACTCGGCCTAGAGCGTTATTTGTTCCACACGGTGATCAACATACTGATGCATCAATTTTAGAATTTATTAAAAAGCGAAGCAATTTATCATGAAATTCTTTTTAAATTTTTTAGACCGTATTGGTCGTAAACGTATTGTAATGGATCGTAGTGCCGACGAGCCGTATTTAGAAAGATATTATATTTTTCTAAAAGATAGAACTTGGTTTCCGTTTAATATATTCATACACAAGTTTCTTAAATCAGATCCAGACGATGTACATGATCATCCGTGGCCTTATGCTACATTGATTTTAAAAGGTGGATATTTTGAATGGATTCCTAAATTTAATGATAAAGGCGAAAAGGTCGGAGAATTAGCCAAGTGGCGAGGGCCGGGTCATTTTAGAACATGTAAAGCTACTAGCTATCACCGAATTGAACTTGATCCTGATGTTGAATGCTGGACATTGTTTATGCCAGGACCTCAAAAAAGAGAATGGGGATTTTTAGTTAATAATAAATGGGTGCATAATGAAGCGTACCTTGAAAGTAGGAAAAAGAAATGAAAGATGTTATATTTGATGGCCCAGATCATATTGAATGGGCCAGTACTCCCTGGGATGATTTAGTTCGTGAAGATTTTCATATAGCAGTTTATAGAGATCGCTATCCAGTAACTGATGGGCATCTTCTATTTGTGCCTAAATATAATACCATGGGAATTTTAAAAGATGCATTTGAAGACGCTATCAGAGAAGGAAAACGTTTAATGGAATATGGAGAGTGTGATGGATTTAATGTAGGAATTAACTACAGAGAATCCGCAGGACAAACTGTAAAATGGCCACACATACACTTAATACCACGTAGAACAGGCGATGTCAAAGATCCAGTTGGTGGTATTAGAAATATTATCCCTGGTAAAGGCAACTATAGACTTCAAGAAAAAACAAGTGTATAATGAATTATGAGTAAAATTAAAATAGCAGAGCTGTTCTATTCGATTCAGGGAGAGGGTAGATATATGGGGGTGCCCAGCGTGTTCCTTAGAACTTTCGGATGTAACTTTAAATGTGCAGGGTTTGGTATGCCACGCGGCGAACTGAGTACAGAAGTTGAGGATATTGCACAAGTGGTTCATTTGTATAACGATTACAAACAACTACCATTAGTAAGCACA